AACTATTGATGGTATCTTATCTATCGAAGCTAATGCTAGACTTTACATAGACCAAGAAAGAGAGAACTTTAGTAAAGAAGAACTAGATAAATTCTTTGATGTTCTTTATGACGGAGATAATAAGAACAGAGTATGGGTACATTCTCACTTTGGTACAAATGATATTGATGATATCTTTTCTAAATTAAGATACATGATTATTGGTTGTGAATGTAAGTGGGTAGTCGTAGACCATTTACATATGTTAGTTAGTGCTGTCCATGAAGGCGATGAACGAAGAGCTATTGATACTATTATGACAAGGCTTAGAAGTTTAGTTGAAGAAACTGGAGCAGGTATTGTTTTAGTCTCTCACCTCCGTAGAGTTGACGGTAATAAAGGACACGAGAATGGTATCGAAGTATCGTTATCACATCTAAGAGGCTCAAATAGTATTGGACAATTATCAGATTGTGTGATAGCATTAGAAAGAAATCAACAGTCAGACGATATTGATGAAGCTAGAACTACTAAGATGAGAGTACTTAAGTCTAGATATACTGGAGATGTAGGACTTGCTTCGCATTTACTTTATGATAAAGATACTGGTAGGTTAGCAGAAGTTAGTATATCAGATATTAATGTTGATGAAACAGAACAAGGATTTTAATTATGGATTTAGTTTTTGACATAGAAACAGATGACTTAAAAGCTACTAAAGTTTGGTGCATTGTTGCTCAAGATGTAGACACCAAAGAAGTATTTAAGTATCCACCAGATAAGTTAGATGAAGGTGTAAAGTTATTACAATCAGCAAATAAACTTATTGGTCACAACATTATAGGCTTTGATGTACCTATGATAAAAAAGTTTTTTGATGTAGATTTATTTAAAGATAAAGAAATATTAGACACACTTGTTTTATCTAGGCTATTTAATCCTACTCGTGAAGGTGGACATTCACTAGAGAAGTGGGGATTCAAGCTAGGCTTTAACAAGATTAACTTTGAAGACTATTTAAATTATTCTGATGAGATGTTAAACTATTGTGTTAGAGATGTAGAACTAAATACAAAAGTTTTCTTTGAGCTAAGAAAAGAAGCTAAAGGATTCTCAAAAGAATCAGTACAGTTAGAACATGGCATTGCTCATGTTATGAAGAAGCAAGAATCAGATGGTTTTAAATTCAATATGAAACATGCTGACTTACTTTTATCAGAACTTAGGGAAAGAAAACAAAGTATAGAAGATGAAGTACATACTACATTTAAACCTAAATGGGTAGATGAAAAATTAGTTACTCCTTATATTAAAAAAGATGGTATGCTTTCTAAAAGAGGAATGACTGATGATGAATATGAAAGATGTTTAAATACTTCTAACTATAATCCATTCATGAGAAAAACTTTACAAGAGTTTAATCTTGGTAGTCGTAAACAGATTGGAGAATACTTAACAGACTTTGGTTGGAAGCCAGATAGATTTACTCCTACTGGACAACCTATCGTAGATGAGAAAACTTTATCGCAGATAACTCATATACATGAAGCTAATCTTATTGCTAAGTTTCTTTTATTACAAAAGAGAATAGCACAAGTTGAATCATGGATTGAAGCAGTAGAAGAGGATGAACGAGTGCATGGTTTTGTGATACCTAATGGTGCTATTACTGGTCGTATGACACACAGAAGCCCTAATATGGCACAAGTACCTAGCGTTAATAGTGAGTACGGTGATGAGTGTCGTGCTTGTTGGACAGTAGAAGAAGGCTACAAACTAGTAGGTGTTGATGCTAGTGGACTAGAAATTAGAATGTTAGCACACTATATGAATGACGAGGAATTTATAAATGAAATCATTAACGGAGATATACACACCTTTAATCAAAAACTTGCAGGACTTGAATCTAGAAATCAGGCAAAGACATTCATCTATGCCCTCATGTACGGAGCAGGAGATGAAAAACTTGGGAGTGTGGTTGAAGGAACTACAAGCGATGGTAGAAGAGCTAGACAACATTTCTTTGATAATAAACCTTCATTTAAATCTCTTACAACAAGGGTACAAAGAGCATCTCATAAAAAATTCCTTAAAGGATTAGATGGTAGGAAATTATACATTAGAAATAATCATGCAGCTTTGAATACTTTGTTACAAGGAGCAGGTGCTATTGTAATGAAACAAGCATTAGTTGATTTAGATGATAAGTTAAAACTTAATACTATAGATTATAAATTTGTTGCTAACATACATGATGAGTGGCAGATTGAAGTTAGAGAGTCTCAGGCAGAAGTTGTCGGTATGATGGCAGTTGACTCTATAATAAAAGCCGGAGAGCATTTTAATCTTCGCTGTCCTTTAGACGGTGAATACAAAGTTGGAGGAAACTGGAGTGAAACACATTAAACTAAATGATAGTAGTAGAAAAGGAGATATGGCAGAGTATTATGCAGTAACTTGGTTATGGGATAATGGTTATGAAGTATTTCGTAATGCAGGATGTACAGGTATGGCTGATTTAATTGCTCTTAAAAATGGAGAAACTACTTTAATAGATGTAAAAACTGCACAACCACAATTACATAAAAAAATTGGAAACAATTTTACTAAATGTGGAAGTAGAACTAATGAACAAATAAAAGCAGGTGTCCAGTTATTACAGTTTAATCCAGAAGATAGAAGTTTATACTTTACAAAACATAAAGACAAAAATTATGACAATTAAAAAAGAACTTGACAAGAAACCTAAAGACGAGTATAATAAATTTACAGCCGAGTCTGGACATTGGTATACTAGAGAAGGTGAACCTATGTATACTATCATAGGTGCTAACGGTAAAGAAAGAAACACTACTCTTAGAGATGCCAAGAAAGAAGGACTAGTACCGTCAGTTACTACTATTATAGGTATGATAGCAAAGCCTTCTTTAGAAAACTGGAAGATAGACCAAGCTTTAAACTCTGCTTTAACTTTAGAAAGAGAAGAAGGAGAATCATTTCAATCTTTTACTTATAGATGTAAAGAAGATTCTAAAAAGATTGGTAAGGAAGCAGCAAAAGAAGGTACTAAAATTCATGCTCTTATTGAAAGTGGTTTCTTAGGAGAATCAGATAACAAAACCTATCGTTTAATTAAAAAATATTTAGATAAAACATTTCCTAATGAAGAATGGATAGCAGAAGATTCTTTCTGTGCAAAGTCAGGTTACGGTGGTAAAATAGATTTATACTCTAAGTCAGGAATATTTATAGACTTTAAAACTAAAGATAACTTAGAAGGCAAAGACCCTGCTAAATTAGTTTATGATGAACATGGTATGCAACTGTCAGCTTATGCTCAAGGTTGTGGCTATGATGATGTAGAAAGAGTATCTATATTTGTGGACCGAAAAGACAACGAGCTTATCTGTTGCCATGTTTGGGATAAAGAATCTCATAAAAAACATGTTGATATGTTTAATAGTATATTAACTTACTGGAAGCTAGTAAAAAATTATGACTCATCTTTAACAAATTAAAATATTATGAATGGAAAAAAATCAAGACAGCTTAGAACTAAATCTAAACAACTAATGATAGAGTGGCTAAGAAGTATGACTCCGGAAGGAGAGGACAGAGAAAAAATAAATGAAAAAAACTTACACGAATTTTTACCAGAGCAAACACATATATTTGCTAACAATAAATTTATGGTTAGTGCCTACACTTTACGTTGGTTTTATAAACATGTAAAGAAAAATCCTAATATTAAATTAGAGGAGTTAATAAATGCCTCTTAGAAAACCTAGAAAACCTAGACCTAAAAAAGAAACAGGAATACCTAGAGGCTATGATAGCCACTGGGAATATGAATTACATCAAAGATTATTTTCTGATTGGAGACATCATTGGGAAACTATAGACTATGTTATTGCACACAAATATGAGCCAGATTTTGTTCGTAAGTTTGAAGATGGTAGTGTTATTTTAATAGAAGCCAAAGGTAGGTTCTGGGATTTTCCAGAGTATAGTAAATACATACATATAAAAAAAGCTTTACCCGAACACATAGAATTAGTTTTCTTTTTTCAAAAACCTTTTGCTCCAATGCCGGGTGCTAAAGTAAGAAAAGATAAAACAAAAAGAACACATGCTGAATGGGCAGAAGCTAATGACTTTCGTTGGTTTAGTGAAAATAAATTACCAGAAGAGGATTGGATAAATGAGCAAATATAAAACTATAGGAGATTTACTTAATAAAGATGTAGTAAATAATCCTGAACATTATAATAAAGGAAACATAGAATGTATAGATGCAATAGAATCTATGTTAACAAGAGATGAATTTATAGGTTATTTAAGAGGTAACTCTTTAAAATATAGGTGGAGATTTAGATATAAGAACGGTGCAGAAGATTTAAGAAAAGCAGAATGGTACGAAAATAAATTAATAAAAATAATAGAAGGAGAAGATAATGGTTGAAGATAAAGTAGGAACTAAACCATATCTCGGCATACAAATTGATTACGATAAAGAAAAGAAACTAGATAAGTTTAGTTTAGACACATTAAAAGATAGATATTTCTGGGAGGAAGAAACACATGCTCAAGAAGCTTTTGCTAGGGCTGCAGTATTCGCAGCAACTTATAAACAACATACTGACTTCGAACTTGCTCAGAGGCTTTATGATTACAGTTCCAACTGTTGGTTCATGTTTAGCACTCCTATACTTAGTAACGGGGGAACTACTCGTGGGCTACCTATTAGCTGTTTCCTCAATTATGTTCCTGACAGCAGGGATGGTTTATCTTCTCACTATGATGAGAACATATGGTTGGCAAGTTCAGGTGGAGGCATTGGTGGATTTTGGGGAGATATTAGGAGTAACGGTATTTCTACTTCTTCAGGCAGTCGTTCTACTGGTACTATTCCATTCATCCATGTTGTAGACTCACAGATGTTAGCCTTCAATCAAGGTGTAACAAGACGAGGAAGCTATGCAGCTTACATGGATATTTCACATCCAGAGATTGAAGAGTTTATAAA